TTATAATGCTACAACTACTTGGGCTAATGCTGAAAATTCAGGCCTTGGAGAGATTGACCGTCCAGGCGATTACGAACTAACAGCGCGTTCGGCTGCTACGACAGATGTTTATTCTCTAGTGGCTGGCCTTGCACGTTCAGGCCTTGGATATATTTATGAGGATTCTTCTGGCCGAATCGGTTACGCGGACTCAACTCATAGAAGCGAATACCTTGGGGCTAATGGTTATGCATACGTTGATGGCGGGTGGGCTTACGCGGCAGGCATTTCCACTTCTAAACGTCTAGGCGACCTTCGAAATAAGGTAACAATTACCTATAAAAATAATCAGCAAGAAACAGCCGAAGAAGCCGCTTCTATTGCTACTTATGGAGTCCAGGCCGAAAACATAAAAACCAGTATTGAAAAAGGGGCGGACGCTTTATCTCAGGCTGAATTCTATTTAGACATCCGGGCCTATCCTCAATATCAGTTTAAGTCAATTACCTTCCCAATGGCTAACCCTAATATTCCAGATGCATCCAGGGACCAGGCTCTAAATATCTTTATGGGCTTACCTCTTGATATTGAAGATTTACCGTTAAATATTGCCGGTGGTCGTTATCAGGGATTCGTTGAAGGTTGGACCTGGACTAGCCGATTTAACGCACTCGACTTAACTATAATTGTTTCACCTGTTGCTTATAGCCTACAGGCTTTTAGATGGAATAACGTTCCAATAGGTGAGACATGGAATACCATCAGCCCTACTTTAGACTGGAATAACGCTACAATAGTAGCCTAATAAGGAGAATAAATGGCAACGACAACCAATTATGGGTGGACTACCCCTAATGATACGGACCTGGTTAAAGATGGCGCATCTGCCATTCGTACCCTTGGTTCTTCTATTGATACAACCACTAAGGCGCTAAACCCTTCAACTACGCTTGGAGATATCGAGTACCGCTCTGCAACTGCTAACACAAATACCCGTCTCGGGATTGGAAGCAACGGACAGTATTTAACAATCACAGGCGGGGTTCCAGCGTGGGGCGGTATTTCAGCAGGCGGTTTAACTCTGCTATCAACAACAACTCTTTCAGGCGCATCGACAACAATTTCAAGCATAGACCAAACTTATGTCAATTTAGTTATTTTTGTTTTTGGCGTTACAAATGCAACAGGTGGTGGCAGATTTCAAACAAACCCAAATGGCTCAGGTAGCATTACAACGACATTTATGAATTCTGACACTTCAACCGTCAGCACACAAATAGATGAATTTATTTGGCTGACTAGCACAAGTTACAATGCTTCTAGAACCAGTGCTGATAATTTTAGAACTGTCACAATAAGTAATTACGCAAGCACAACAGCCAGAAAAGGTGTAACAGTTGCTGGTGGTTACGTTAAAGACGGCGGTGGAAATTACCCTATCTCTGCAAGTGGATACATTAACACCAATTCGGCAATTACATCACTTGTTTTTTCTAATACAGGTGGCAATCTTTCAACTGGTACAGTTCTAATTTACGGAGCCAAATAATGCCTAAAACAACAACAAAGCCAATGGTCAGAATCCATAACACAGAGACAAATGAAGTCATTGACAGAGAAATGACCGATGATGAATTTGCTGATTATCAAGCCGAGCAAGCCGAGCGCGCAGCAAAGCAAGCAGAAGCCGAAGTAAAGGCAACCGAAAAGGCTGCCCTATTGACTCGACTCGGTTTAACTGAAGATGAACTAAAAACTATTCTAGGATAATGAAACCTAAGTTATGTGCCGCAGGGGTTAAACTTCGCGACCAAATAAACAATGCATACCCGGATAGAGATAAATCTAGTGATGGTTGGGTTGCAGACGCGCGACATCTTGCCGCAGGTACTTCGGACCATATACCCGATTCTAATGGCTGGGTTCGTGCCCTGGACCTGGACCGGGATTTATCAGGTAAAAATAAACCGGACCTTATGCCATATCTTGCGAATCAACTTTGTACACTGGCAAAATCTGACCGCAGAATTTCTTATATTATCTTCGCTGGAAAAATTGCCAGCCGTAAAAGCCTATGGCGTTTTATCAAGTACCGGGGGATTAACCCGCACGATAAGCATATGCACGTCTCGTTTACAAAGAATGGCGACCAGGACGGTTCGCCGTTTAATCTCCCACTACTCAAAGGATAAATAATGAATATGAAAAACCCTGCAATCCTTACAGCCGGAGCGTTCTTATCTGCTTGGGCTGCTTCTAACTTCGCAGCCGATTACCGTTCGATTTTATGGGCTGTTCTTGCAGGGGTGTTCGGCTATGCCACACCACATAAAAAATAATGAATGCTCAGGACACAGCGGCGCTTGTTGTTGCTGCTATGACCGTTATTGGTTCGTTTATTGGGTCGGTGCGCTGGCTAGTAAAGCACTATCTAAGCGAGTTAAAAAATAACGGTGGTTCTTCTATGCGCGACCAGATTAACCTTCTAGAAGCGCGTGTCGAAACCATCCTTCGTATATTAGAGAGGTGACAATTAACTATGGCTAGAAAAGAGACTAAGGCCCTAGAAGAACAAGGGTATTCCCGACTCGATGCTTATTGCATAGGCTTACACGAATATTGGAAATCTCTACGGAAAGCAGGGTTTCCAGAATCTATCGCTTTATTTATGATAACTGAACCTCAATCTTACCCAGCCTGGATATTGCCCACTCCAATCGAACCCGAACGCTTCGGTGATTATGACGATGAAGACGAGGACTAATGAAAAGAACTATCGTCTGGCCAGATTTACAATGCCCGTACGAAGATTCACATTTAGTAAAGAATTTTGCTAGTTTTGCTAAAGCATTTCGGCCCGATGCTGTCGTTACTATCGGAGATGAAATCGACCTACCGCAGATATCCCGATGGACCGAAAACACTCCAGGATGGTACGAACAAACCCTAGCAGATGACCGGGACCACACTGTAGAAGTTTTATGGGAATTAACCCAGTGGGCTAAAGAAGCACACACAATTCGCAGTAATCACACAGATAGACTTTATAACGTCATCATGAAGAAGATACCGGCCTTCTTATCCTTGCCAGAACTACGCTTCGAAAAGTTTATGAAGTTCGATGAACTAGGTATTAAATTCCATAAAGAGCCATTTCCAATCGCTAAAGGCTGGATAGCCATTCATGGCGACGAAGGCGGACTAAATCCTAACCCTGGCATGAGCGCACTCAATCAAGCCCGCAGACACGGTTTAAACGTGATTATGGGCCATACCCATAGAGCGGGTCAGTCTGCCTATACAGAGGCCTCTAATGGTCGTCTAGGGCGTGTTTTAAGGGGTGTAGAGGTAGGCCATGCCATGAACCTTAGAGATGCTAAATATGTGTCTACGCCTAACTGGCAACAGGCTTTCGCTATCTTGACAGAAAACGGTAAAAATGTCCAAGTAGACCTAATTCATGTCGAAAAGGATGGAACGTTTCAAGTACACGGAAAGCGTTATGGACGACCTCGTTAAAGATATTGTCCCGCTTAGGCGCACAATAGATAACGCCGTAGACGATGCAGAATCGTTACCATTTCGTTATCAAAATAAGTAGGTTCTAGTCGGTTCCCTGGAGTATGGTTCTATTATCTAAACAGAACGGGAGCAGTAATGAACAGTTTAAGCATCATAAATCTTTTACTACCGCTATTTACACTTTACGCGGGTTATAGATTAGGCCTAGAAGTGGGCTTCGATAGAGGAAACGTCCACGGACGCAGAACTATTCAGAAGCAACGCGAGCGAGTGGGCAAGTGAAGGCGAGTGAAGTCCTACTATCTGCGACGGACGTCATCTCAGACAGAGGGGCAGTTTACGGACACCCTAGAGTTAATCAGTATCGAATTGCGATGCGACTCCAGCAATTATTCGAAATACCGATTACTGATTACAAAGCGTGCCTGGCACTGGTCGAGGTCAAACTCGCCAGACTCCAGGAAACTCCAACACACTTAGATTCTTATATAGACGCCTGCGCTTACCTAGCGCTCGCCGCAGAATTAGCAACAGAGGGAGACGAATTATATGTTTAATTTAGAAGATTACGAAACAGTGGCCATATTGAATAAATGGTTTATAGATAACTACCCAATGGGAAGGACGAATATTGAAATCACTTATCACGACGTCGAAAAGGGTTATATTACTTGCAAGGCTGAAGTTTATAGAGATGTTAATGACCCTAATCCTGCGACTACTAATATCGCTCATGGGGTTAGGGATTTATATAACTCGAATATGCGTCGGTTTTACGCAGAAGATATTGCTTCATCAAGTCTTGGACGCGCAATCACACTTCTTAAAGGCGGACAAACAGCAACAAGAGATGACATGGAAAAGGTAAGTTCTAAGCCATTCGAAAAGCGCTTAGAGGATAGAATTACGATACCAGTTGAATCTGACCCGTGGAGTATTAAAACGGTTGCAGCGCCAGCAACTAGCGCAGAAGCAATAGCAACAGTTAAAGAAGTTTTAGGCGGACAAACTGATAAAGATATTCCGCACTGCCCTCACGGTGAAATGCACTGGAAAACTGGGCAAGCGAAAACGGGTAAGCCTTGGGGTCATTTTAAATGTGCCGGGGCCGCTAATGGTAATAATGACAGATGCCCTAAAGATAAAGACGTCATATGGTATGAAATTAAATCAGACGGAACATGGGGCAGACAGAAGGACCGGTTCTAAAATGGGTAAAATGTATTTTAAGAACATGGATGAAGAATGGGAGCAGTTTCCAACAGATGAACAGATAGAAGCCGCTCGAAATGCAGCCTTCGACCTGGAACTTTTAGGTTATAAGATAATCTGCCAGATGTGTAATGAACGACCTACCATCAAGGAAATTAAGGAGCGCGCATTCTTCCAGGAATGGAAATGCCCTAAATGCTCAACGATAAACAGTGCAGGAAAGGCATAACATGTCTATATCAGACTGGGATTTAGATTTAAGTTATGGACAGGTGGGGGAAGCACTAGTTAATGATTTATTAACCGGAGGTTTTACTGTTGAAGTTAAACGCGATAGACGCTGGCATGAAACAGGTAATCTATACATAGAGACCCACTGTTGGTATAACACGGATAATACATGGAAAGAATCTGGAATATCTGTTACTAAGGCTGATTACTGGGCATTCGTTCTAGGCAAAACAGTTTTAATGTTACCTACAAAAACCGTAGTACTGACATGTTTAGCAGGCGGTAAAAGTGTTCAATGTAAAATAGAGCCTAATCCTAGCCGGGGTTATTTAGTAAAGATAGTAGATTTAATTGCCGCATCAGCATAGAAAACACAGAGGCTATAGAACCGAAAAGGTAGTAGCCGAATATCTTTCGCAGTGGTGGCCACACGCACTAGCGAATGGGGCTGGACGTTCTGGGAACGACGTAACCGGAGTACCGTTCAATCTGGAAATTAAGGCGCGCAGCGCGTTTCAGCCTAAAGCATGGATTGACCAGGTTTCAAAACGAAGTGAAGCAGTTGGGGAATTGCCACTCGTAATCTGTCGCATGAATGGCCAAGGGGAAGATGCAGAAAAGTATCTGGCCTTTATGCGTGCAGGGGACCTGGTTAATCTATTACTAGCCGCAGGTTACGGAGATTTACAGTCAAACATGAGAGAATTAGAACCAGAGCGCTGTAATAAATGCGGTGCATGGACGTTTAAGGATGTCGAATGTCGAACATGCCAGAAGGCCACTAATGCCAATTTATGAATTTGAATGCGACTGCGAGGCTAACTTACGCTTCGAAAAGGAGTTTAAAATAAATGAAACGCATGTCTATGAATGTCCAATATGTAATGGCGAAATGCGTAAAGTCTATAGCGCACCTAACATCCAATTTAAGGGAAGCGGATTCTACTCGACAGATTCTAAATAACGACACGCCATTTGACCAGCACTTATGTAAATGTATTAGGTGTATCAGGTACACTCAGAGGCTAGAGCGTCCCAAACGCTCAACACGGGCCGTGAAACGGTTAGCCCGTGGGTTAGCCCTCGTTATTGGGATATCTCTATTCTTGCCAGTGGAGCAAGTAAGCAACGCTCAGGTAATGCCAAACATAAACCCTAAGACATATGCTAAATGGCAATTAAGCGCAGAAGAATTTAGATGCTTGAATAAACTATGGAGTAAAGAATCTAGATGGAATCATGAAGCAGATAATCCAGTATCAACAGCATATGGAATCCCACAGTTACTTAAAATGACAGAGACAGACCCACTAAAACAAGTAGACCTAGGTATTAAATACATACGTCATCGTTACGATAATGCGTGTAATGCCTGGTCATTTCATCGTAAACGCAATTGGTACTAATGAGTAGCCTCAAGAAGAACGGTAGTACAACTCAATGGCGAAGGATTAGACAGACAGTCATCAACAGAGACGGTTGCTGTCAGAGATGCGGGACAGAAGATAACCTAAGCGTGGACCATATA